AATACCCCCACCCCCAAATGGAAGGAGGCGGCAGTTGAAATGGCCCGCCCAGATAGAATTGGCCCCCACCGAGTCGCATTCGAGAAGAACAAGAAGATTATACTGAAGACTCAGAATATCTGTGGAATTTGTGGTCAACCAGTTGACACAAGACTAAAACATCCACACCCTATGTCGCCAGTGATAGACCACATCATTCCAATTAACAAAGGAGGACATCCAAGCGACATCGATAACCTCCAGCTGGCTCACTGGACATGCAACAGGAATAAATCAGATAAATTATTCAATCAAGCACGAGAAATCACAAATACTGTAGGAAACCGAAATTTGCCACAAACTAAAGATTGGACAAATTACATTCCTGGTTGATAGGGGGGAGGGTACCTACCCTGCAGCTCTCGCGACCTTCACGCAGTCACTGTACATATTTTCTCGCGCCAAAAACACGAAAAGGAGAAAAAAATGGAACTAAAAGGAAAAGCATATCTGCAGAAGAAGCTGGATCTATATCGCAGCAGAGTATTAATGAGATATGACTACTATTCAATGCAAAAAGTTGATAATTCGGATGGGGTTACGATTCCAGCACAGATTAGAGATAAATACAAGACAGTACTTGGCTGGACTACAAAAGCAGTGGACAGCCTAGCCGATAGATTAGTGTTCAGAGAATTTGCAAACGACAATTTTAACGCTAATGAAATATTCCGATTTAACAATCCAGATATCTTCTTTGATTCAGCAATCCTATCTGCGTTGATTGGTTCGTGCTGCTTCATTTATGTATCTAAAGATGAAGAAGGAATGCCACGCTTGCAAGTCATCGAGGCAAGCAATGCAACTGGTATTCTAGATCCAATTACTAACCTATTAACGGAAGGCTATGCTGTGCTTAAACGAGGAGAAAACAACACTCCAACATTAGAAGCGTATTTCACTCCAGACGAGACAATCTTCTACCCAATCAATGAAGAGCCGTACACGATTGAAAATCCTACTGGAATTCCATTGCTGGTGCCAGTTATTCACAGGCCAGATGCCTCTAGGCCGTTTGGGCGTTCGCGTATCACTCGCTCTGGGATTGATTATCAGAAAACAGCACAGCGCACTATTGAGCGCTCAGAGGTAACTGCTGAGTTCTATTCATTCCCTCAAAAGTACGTTCTTGGAGTTAGCCAGGATGCGCAGCCAATGGAAAGCTGGAAAGCCACTATCTCAAGCTTCATCATGTTTACTAAAGACGATGATAGAGATAAGCCTACTGTAGGGCAGTTCACTGCAGCAAGCATGACTCCATTTGTTGAGCAGCTCAAGATGGCTGCTGCTGGCTTCGCTGGTGAAACTGGATTAACACTTGATGATTTAGGCTTTGTGTCAGATAATCCGTCAAGCGTTGAAGCTATCAAGGCAAGCCATGAGAACTTAAGACTTGCAGGAAAGGCTGCACAGCGATCTCTAGGCTCTGGACTTCTTAATGTAGCGTATGTATCTGTATGTCTACGCGATGAAGTACGCTATTTAAGAAAAGAATTCTCTAATACAGTACTTAAGTGGGAACCGTTGTTTGAAGCGGATGTGTCGGCACTATCTCTGTTAGGTGATGCCGTTTCTAAATTTAATCAAGCAATGCCTAACTTCTTGACTCCAGATATTATCTACGATTTGAGCGGAATTAAAGGAAATATGGATGTTAAACCTGTACAAGAGACAATAGAGCAAAAAACGACAGTTAGTGATAATGGAGCTGATAAACAGAAAAATAGAATTATCTCAACTTATGAGATAACTTCACTGCTCAGTAATTACCAGAAAGGTGTACTTTCTAAGGAAAATGGAATCACGCTGCTTATGTCAACAGGAATGAGCGAGGCGGAAGCAACAGAAATGTTGAATAAAACTAAAATTGAAGAAAAAACTACAGAATAATGGTGTGTTAGCTAGAAATGTGAAAGGAGCTGATAAGAATGGATGATATTGTTCCAGGCCTGCTTGAAAAAATTCAAAAAGATTTCTTTGAAGCTGCTGAGAATAATCCAGAATTAAAAAGATTGCTGCTTCTATTAACAAATGGTAAAGCTAACTTCATCGATGCGCACGAATTTGCCGTATCTCTTGGAAGACTAATCTCAGAGGCCCTACAGCAGAACATTAGCAGTGCTGTGCTGCCAGACGGGAAAATGTATTACAACATTGCAGATCGTATCTTAAACGATGTACTAGGAACTAACCACAGGATGGTTAGTTCCTATGCTATGAGAGTGCAAGAAACGCTTAACAAAGAAGCTGGAATTGGATTGAAGTCGATTCAAGCACCTATAAATCAAGCGAGAATAGACAGCTTAATCAATCGCATAGCTTATGAGAATACATTTGATGATGTTTCATGGATTCTAGGCGAACCAGTAGTGAATTTCAGCAAGAATGTAGTAGATAAGCATATGCAAGTTAATGCAGACTTCCATTACAACGCTGGACTGCAGCCGAAAATCATCCGCAGCACGGATGGTAACTGTTGCGAGTGGTGCGACAGAATCGCTGGAGTGTATCGCTATCCTGGTGTCAGTAGAGATGTGTTCAGGCGGCATGATAGATGTACATGCACTATTGATTACCATCCAGGCGATGGCAAGAAGCAAAATGCCTGGTCTAAAAAGTGGAGTAATGAGGTTAATACGCGTACTGCATTCAACAAGCAGCGTGAGAGTGATGTGGCAGATAATCTAGCATCCGAAGACAGACGAGAATATCAAGCAATGGTTAAGAAGCTTGGACGAGCAGCAATGAATAACATCTCATTACAAGATTTTGTAAATCAAAAAAATCAAAAGAGCGCAGCTTATCTTGAATTGAAAGACAAGGCTGCAAAGAAGGCTGGAAAATAGAAAGGATGATTGAGTGGCTAGGAAGAAATATGGGAATCAGATTCCTACACAAGCTGTCCTTTTGCCATTTGTCAAGAAGCGTTCTCTAGCTAAAGAAGCCATTGAAATATACGAGAAGACAGGCCTGTCATGCTATACATGGCAAAAGAAGCTGTTGGAGCCTGTAATGGCTCTGGATAAAAAAGGACTCTGGGTTCACCAAAAGTTTGGATATTCAATTCCGCGACGGAATGGTAAGTCTGAGATTCTCTACATTGTTGAATTGTGGGCGCTGCATAAAGGATTGAACATTCTGCATACAGCACACAGAATTAGCACATCGCATTCATCATTCGAGAAAATGAAAAAATATCTCGAAAAAATGGGTTATGTCGATGGAGAAGACTTCAACTCTATTCGTGCTAAAGGTCAAGAACGTATCGAGCTATACGCTACTGAAGGTGTAATCCAATTCAGAACGAGAACATCGAACGGAGGGCTCGGTGAAGGCTTCGACATCTTAGTTATCGATGAAGCGCAAGAGTACACCACAGAGCAAGAATCAGCTCTGAAATATACAGTAACAGATAGTGATAATCCTATCACTATTCTATGTGGAACACCTCCAACACCAGTCTCAAGTGGAACTGTATTCTCTAAATTTAGGGAAGCATGCCTGTTTGGTAGAGCTAAGTATTCTGGATGGGCGGAGTGGTCAGTTCCAGAAGAGAAGGATATTACAGATAAAGAAGAATGGTATAAAACGAATCCATCTATAGTATATCAAAAAACAGAAAAAAAAAGAGAGGGAGAGCTGGGTGAGGATAAGCTGGATCAAAACACCCGGCGGCTTGGCTATTGGCCTAAATATAACCAGAAATCAGCTATCTCAGAGACAGAATGGGAAGAGTTGAGAATTGAAGAAATGCCTAAATTTAAAGGTCAGCTATTCGCTGGCATTAAGTATGGACAAGATGGCACAAACGTTGCATTGAGTATCTCTGTTAAAACGGACTACGGAGATATATTTACTGAGGCGGTAGATTGTCAACCAGTACGAAATGGAAATGACTGGATTGTGTCATTTCTTAAAAAAGCAAACGTTGCTCAAATTGTTATCGATGGAGCCTCTGGGCAAAAAGTGCTCTATGACGAATTAAGAGAGTACGGAATTAAAAATGTTATTTTGCCAACTGTTAAAGAGATTATTGTGGCCAATGCTATGTGGGAGCAAGGCATATATCAGAAAACAATTTGCCACTCTGGGCAGCCGTCGCTTTCTAAAGTAGTAACAAACTGCGACAAGAGAAATATCGGCTCGAATGGTGGCTTTGGATATCGTTCACATTTTGATGATGTCGATATCAGCTTAATGGACAGTGCGCTATTATCACACTGGGCCTCGCCCACCCGCCACGCACCAGACACGCCAC